ACTTGCTCCAAGTTATAATTGTGTGAACTTTTATCGCGAATTGTTGTATCATTTAGTTTCCTTTCTCAGTTAATGATTTACTATACTCTGCTTTAAATCAAAAGTAAAGCGAAAAAAGAAACTTTTTTTATTATTTTTAATAACAATGACTTACGTTAATTTACGCCATCTATCTAGGTATATTTTCCTAAATCCTTTTTTGATGTGACCTTTAACAAGATACCAATCACCAATTCTTCCGTCTTCAACAATAGGTTTGCCCATCTTTTCATATTTAAATCTGTCAATGGTTGTTATAATTGGACCAGTATCGTCTTCGAGTGTCATATTTAGCCAGAGATTGTTGTTATCTACTCTGCGACCTCCTCGTTTGGCAAGGTTCACTGCTTCATTCATATCTCGCAAGTTCTTTTCTTTCAGCTTCCCGAAAAATACAAAAGTTCCTGGAGTGTCAGCTTCAAGGTCTTGTATGTCAATTATTTTAGAAGTAATCTTGTGTTCTTTTGGATTTGCCTTTATATGTCCAAATCTACGCTCGCATTCAAATATATCATCATATGGAGTTTCCCCATTGTCTAGCAAATTTTCTTGACGAGGTGTTAATGGTTGTTTCATGTCTCTTCTTTGGATTATGTCCTCAGCCACTTTTGGGCCAATTCCTTTTATCCCTATCAATCCACCTATCAGCTCGCCATCCTGCACTGACCAATTTAAAGTTGATTTAAATTTATCATAAGGTTTGTACTTTAAACCTTCACGAGCAACTTCTCTTAAAAGTCTTACACCTTGATCATCATCTTTAACATTTCTTAAACATGCTGCAGCAAACTCTAAAGGAAATCTGCTTTTTAAAACACAGCACCAATAACTCACCAAACCATAAGCAATTGCGTGAGATCGATTAAATGCCCATGACCCCATTGTGTTAATGTTTTTCCATATATTCTCTGCTTCATCCTCTTCAATGCCATTCTCTTTGGCACCAACTTTAAACCTTTGCCAATACCTATCAAAAAATTCTTCGCCATAACTTTTACTCATAGCTTTGCGCAACTGTGAAACATCTTCCCAACTTAACTTGCCGACATCTCTGGCTATTGTCATAACTTGTTCTTGGTAAACAACAACACCATAAGTAACCTTTGTTATTTCCTCAGTCATCGGGTGTAAATATTCTGCTGGCTTTTCACCTGTTCTACGTTTAATGTATTGAGTTGTGCCACCAGAGTTCAATGGTCCAGGACGAGCTAATGCAGTTATTGAAGCGATGTCTTCAAAATTGTGAACTTTCATTTGCCTAGTCAAAGACTGAAGAGCATATCCTTCAAACTGGAAAATACCTGCATATTTCTCATCATTCAAAACTTTAAATGCACCCTCGTCTTCAAGAGGGAAATTTATCAATTCGTCTCGGCTCCAATCAACTTGCTCAAGTATATCTTGAAGAACAGACAGAGTCCTTAAACCCAAAGCATCTATTTTTAAAAGATTTAAATCCTCAGCATCTTTTTTGTCAATTTGGGCTGCACCAGTTTGCGAGGAGACAGAGCAATATTTGCTCACTGGCTCTTCTGTTATTATTATTCCTGCTGCATGAACACCATTATGCCTAGCATGGTTTTCCATTTTTGCAGCGATTTTCATTTGTGGGTATTTTTCCAGAACTTTTTTGCCAACATCTAAATCATTGAATGTGTCAAGTATGCAAAATGCTGCACGAGAATCACCAGAACTTCTTTCAATAATTGCACCTTTAAGGTCGTTCACCTCCCAAGCTGGTATGCCAAGTTCTTTTGCGACTTCTGCTATTGTTGATTTTGCTTTGTAACGAGAAACTGTCCCAAGATGAGCAACTTTTTCTGCACCATACTTTTCTCTAATATATTCAAAAACCATTTCACGTCTGTCATCCTGAAAGTCAATATCAATATCAGGTAAGTCTTCACGAGTTATGTCAATGAACCTTTCAAATAATAGGTTGTGCTCTATTGGGTCAATATCAGTTATTCCAATCAAATAACAAACCAAAGACCCAGCAGAAGAACCTCTCGCTGGACCAACTAACATGTGCTTCTTGGCATAACTTATCATATCAGCAATCACATAAAAGTAATCTTCAAATTCTTTGCTGGCAATCATATCCAGTTCTCTTTTTAAACGAGCATTATAAATAGGATCTTTAAGATTTATTTTCCTTGTTTCTGCTCCTTCTTCACACATTTGCTTTAAAGTTTTTTCAGGATGAAATGATATCATTTGTGCTGTTGGCAATTCAACATTACACTCTTCTGCTATTTTGTAAGTATTTTTTATGGCACAATCTGGTGCCCAAGGGACAGCATCCCTCCACTCCCATTCATTTAATATGTGCATTGGTGCTGTGCGATCTGTTCTGTTTCTGCCAACCAAAACTTCATATGCTTTTTTATCTTGGACGTCTGGGTAATAATTATCAGACGTTGCTATAAAATTAAAACCTTTTTCCTTCGCCCAGTCATACGTCTTTTTTGAACTCATAGGATTAAGCTCTATATAAAGATCGCTTTTTTTGGTCAAAGGAAGCAGTCCTAGTATTGGGCGAGTTCCACTCAAAATTATTACATTTTCACCAATGTCAAAAAGATCCTCATAACTTAATCTGGGGAAATAATAAAAATTATCTTTTGACGTTGATTTTGTTACGAGTTGATAAAGCTCTTCCAAACCTTCATTATTCTTTGCAATGAAACTCATCTCATTTGCTGGTTGTTTTGATCTGTCAGTTGCATCTTCAACAACTGATATCTCAACTCCAAACAGTGGCTTTTTATTTGCCTTTTTGCAAGCATTGCTAAAAGCAACATGACCCCAAGTCCCTGAGTCTGTTATGCCGAGAGCATCACCCTCAACCTGATTTATTATTTTGTCTATTGGTCCGTATGCTTTACGGAAACAATACTCTGTTCTGACTTTTACGTTAAGCATTGTAAAGCCATAACAACCAAGCAACCAACTATTGCTCCTATTATTGATGCAGTCATATGTGTCCCTCCTTTTTATACCACTTAATAATTTCTATCGTTGCTTCCACATCATTCAAAGATCTGTGAGCACCATCTATCTTCTTGCCCATTATCTCTTCATATATGTCTCCGAGCTTACGCATTTTACCCCAAACACTTTGACCAACCTCAACTGTGCAAATATGCTCCATTGGCCAAGGGAACTTTGTAACCTTATCAAGTCTTTCCAATTCAAATCTTAATATCTTTCGGTCAAATGGCAAATTATGCGCAACCATTATTTTCTCACCAAGAAAAAAATTACAGAGGTCTTTATAATGTGCAACAAATGGTTTTTTGTCTTTCAAATCGTCGTCGCTTATCCCAGTGATTTTTGTGATTTTAGGATCAAGCTCGTGTCCAGGATTGCACATAAACTCCAACCTATCGTATTCTTCAAAATTTCTATCGGTTACTCTGATTGCACCGAATTCAATAATTTTGGGTTGGATGTTTAAATCAGATCCTTCAGCTTTGGGTAAGCCAGTTGTTTCAACATCAAATATTATCATCTTCAACCTCGCTATCAAGTGACTCAAGCATAAATGCATAAACACCCATATCGTGGATTGAGTCTTGGTGTGATTTTGGCCAGCCTTGACAATACCTCGTCAATTTCGCGACAAGCATATTAATTATCCCAAAACGATTGTAGTCTTCAATCGTTGAGAGATTTGCACCTTCTGGGAAAAGTGCCATCATAACTTTCCCGTGTTGATGATAATTATCTCCGTAAACTTTGTTTCTCTCCTTGAAAGTTTCGAGAGCTTTCTCCATGCAATCAATTGGGTGCTTACTCATTTTCTCTTTTCCCATCTTCGTATGCTTTTTCAACGTCTGTTCCATAATCATTTGCTTTATCGAAAAACTCTCTTAATTTTTGCATTTGAATAGAAGTTATATCAAAAAGTCTAGCGACTTTTATATCGTCTAACTCTATATCATTTCCTCTGATTTTAAGCTTCATTAAAAGTCTCCTGGAGCAACTTGTAGGCAGGTTAATCCCTCGCCACGCCACATATCAACAACGCATTGCCTATCTTCTAAAACAAACCAGATATCTTTGTAATCGAAATTATTTTCAAAAAGTTTTCTTTTACATTCTGGGTCTGAGGACATATCTTTTAATGGTCTCATCATCAATCTGTCATATGGAACATCATTTAATCTTAACCATTTAGAAGTATCCTTGCGACAACTTTCATCACGAGCAGTCATTATGACAATTTCAGTATCTTCATCTTGAAGCATCCTTATTATGTTACAAATGTTTTCTATAGGCTTATCACCTATTCCTGCTTTGTTAAAAGCTTCATAGTCTTTTTCTTTGTAAAGATGGATCCTATGTCCATAATCAGAAAGAGTTCCATCAAGATCAGCGATTATTATACGTTTACCCATGATGGCACCTCCGTTGTCTTCCATTTAGCAAAATACATTTTCTCACCTAAATAATAGTCTCTGTAAGATTTCACAGTGTCATCACCTTTATACTTATCGGGCATGCATTGGGGTGGTGGAGTGAAATCTTTATCTATAGACATATGTAAAGGTAAATTCAAAAGTGGTGTTAACAGCCTTTCACAAGCATGAGTCTTTTTGTATCTAAGTTCATACTCTTCACAAAGGTTAACAAATAAATAATATGCCCACCAATAATTTTCAGCAGACTCTCTTACCCAAACTGCACATGGGTGATTTTTAAAAGCTGACTTGTAAAGATTGTGCTTATCAGCATAATCGTTACCATCTAACTCTCTGTGCGCAGTACATAGCAACTGTGCAGTCTCAAGTATCATTTTTATGCAATGCGTATCACAATGCATTTTTGCTGCTTTCTCTGGAGCAGAATCCAAATAAAATATGTTCATTAAATTTCCTTTCTCAACAATTTTATTGTATATTATTTAGACTTAAAAGTAAACTTCTTTTTAATCTTTTTCCATATACTATCAATCTCTTTTTTTGCTTCTTCAACTTTTTTATATTGCTGTTGGATTGATGGCTTTCTTTTTTGGATTATATAACTAATAGTCTTTGCAGTAACATTCAAATCTTTTGCAATTTCAGATTTGGTGAAATGCCCTTTCATTGAATGAACTCTGTCGACAAATTCTTGACTGTATTTTGGTTTGAATGTCATTTATCCTCCTATTTATTAAGTGCTTTTGACATTGATGGTGCTGCCCACTCTTTTGGTGTTAAAAAAGGTTCAGCCCATGGATGAACATTTACAACTTCTTTGACCATTAACTTGAAAACATTTTGATATTCACCTTGAGCTCTGGGGGATAGTCTTGACTTTGCCATCTCACTTAGCGTTCTCAAATTAAATTTTGCTACGATGTTGGTATGGATATTTGTAGGCAATATTCCTCTAGCATCCTCTGCAGGAATGCCTAGAGACCTCAATGCTTGATATTGATCATTTATAACTTTCATGGCAGTTTCATATATCAACTTTGCATTTCCATCTTCTGATATTCTTGGTGGCGTGTAGTATCCAAAACCTTGCATATCTACTGTTCTTTGAGATTGTTGAGCATATGATCCTTGACGAGTCCTTACAAACTGATGGGTGAACCCTCTTGTAACCTCTCTTATATCAAAAGTATAGTCAATAAATTCCCAAGATGATCTTATTGTGTTAAGCATGTAATCTAATTCTGCTTGCTTTTTGTCTTGATCCCACTTGGATATTTTTCCGTAAGCATCATCATCATCCATAAGACGAGTATTTTTTGTGAACAGCAAAAGGTTCACTGCGTCACTTGTATAATTAACTAATTTCACTTTCATTTGTTTTCTCCTTTCTGAGAGTGCATAAGCCTGCTGTACCCAGAACTGCTATTAATAAATCTTTCAATGTGTTGGCAGTCCTCAACAACATCATCTAGCAACAAT